TTACCTAATATTACAAAACATGAAACACAAATAAATTCTATGCCTAATTTATCATTAAGTGGGATAACTACTAATGCAGGGAATTGGAGTGCAGATAAAAGTGGTGTATTTTCTGATATGGCAAATAATGATTCTTTGAAGTTTAATGTTACAGGTGGAACAATTACTGGTGATACATCTATAAATAGTAAAGTTAATATTTCATCTGGAACAGGAAGTATTGTTACAGCTGGTAATTATACTTTAGATATTGGTCAAAGGCTTTGTTTTAGAAATTCAACTTGTGACTGTTGTAGGTATTTGTTTTTCAATTCAACTGGTGTTTATATACAAGGGTGATTAAAGATTGCTAAGATTTATACCCAATCTATTATTAAATGGGGGTTGGGAATTGGTTTATCAGGAGGAACTGTTATAGGACTTATATTTCTTTATCTTGCACAGTTAGGGTATATTACTGTAACTGGTTATTCTAATGATACTGTTTGTGCTGGTACTATTGAACAACCTTGTTATGCTTATATTAACTTTACAACTAAACAAGATATTTTTATCTATCCAACTAATTATGACCCTTATGGTAGGAATAGTACATTTAATTTTTCACCAGCAATTAGAGATTGGAGATTACAGTTAAAATGGGGTAATGGATGGAGAAATATTTTATTAAATCAATCATGTACAGGAACATGGTGTGGATTATCTAATTCTAAAGATACACGATTGTTTAGTTTTGCTTTCAGGAAAGGTAAAGTTTATCAGATAAGGATATTAGGTTATAAATATAATCCAAGCGATTCTGTTAAATGGGGGGCATTTAATACTATAGACCCAGTTTGGGAAGGAATTGAACAAAGAACCGTTACCAAGCACACCTTCACACCAAACACCGAGATAATTGAATATGCGGATAGACTTGGAAATGTAGCAACTATTTATATAGGTTCTAATTTCGTTGATTCTAACGGCACGTTAAAAGCAGAATATGAACAAAGCGGAAAAAGCCTAAAAAACTGTGAGTTCTGCGACTCAATCTATATATTATCTATTAACTATGATAATAAAAACCATATTGTAGTTAATGATTATAATCTAACAAATTTTGATATTTGTGTCGCTTCAAATGAAACGGGCAATATTCCTTTGAGAGTAAATACACTTAATAATTCCTTTGATTCAAAAACACAACAACAAGTTACTCAAAAAATAACTAAATCAGAGATTACTGTTCCTATCACAAAATCGGTAATTTTAGATTCTAAAGATAAAGAAGATTTAATCTCAAATAAGAACGCTTCTAAATTACTTACTCCTGACTGGAATTGTTATAATCTAACGATAAATATCTTTACTGATGAGATTGAATGGGGGTTGAATAGCACATCTATCCAATTAAAAAATGGTAACTTAACTGATGATATTTATTATACAAATCATTCATTTTGCACTGTAATGTGTTCTAGTGGTGGTCAAATTAAATTTAATATAAGTATTTTAAATAATCCAGGAATAACGATTATTAACGCAACTTTGGGTTTATATACAAATGACTCATCATATTTTTCCGGTGATACCGACATACGACTATGGAGAATTAATGACCAAACATGGACTGAATCAAGTAGTGCGGCAACGATTAATGGGCAAACAAAAACAAACGAAACAAACAGAACATTCAGTTTAACTCAAAGCACATGGTCTGCTATTGACGTTACTAATATAACAAAAACCGACCAAATATTAGGAAATAATTATGTTACTATTAGATTTGAAGACCAAGATTATCTAGTTATTAATTCTATTTTAGATGTGACCAATGTTGCATATTTATTATTTTCCGCAGGATATTTATTGGATTATCTTTTGTTTGCATCTTCAGAAAATCCAGTTACTGGGACTCAACCATATTTAAACATTACTTATTCTGAACCACCAGACTATTCACCAACATACTCTTCAAACGGAACAAACACAACAACATATAATAATGGAAATACAGTTTTAATGTTTGTTAATTTTTCAGATGATATTGGATTAAATTATACATGGTGTCACAACAATTTCACTGGTTCTTGGATTAATGAAACCAAGATAGCAAGAAACGGAGTATTAAATTATAATCACACTAATATAACACAAATCACAGCAGGAACTGGAAAATATATGTGTTGGCAATGTTTTGCTAATGATTCTATTGGACAATTAAATCAAACATCTCAATATTGTTTTACAACAGTAAATAATTATTCAATAACTTGGTTTTACCCAACAACAGCAAATCCACTTTCAGTTTCAAACCTATCAAATTTCTCAATTTATATGAATGTAACGGAAGATGGAGTTTCATTAACATCTGGAGTATCTTATTTAAATTCAACTATAGACAATGTGAATAATCTTTCAATACAAACATATTCAATTTGTGAAGGAACATTAGCATGTACTAATTACAATGCAAACCAATCACAATGTAGTAACTGTTCTTTATGCACTTGGAATGGAAGTATAGACGGAAATTTAGCAGATTTAACAGCACCAGCAGATTGGGCAACATGGGAGGCTAGAGGTGCAGGTTGGACAAATATATCCTCCGCAGTTTCATGTTCAAATGATGATAATGACCAATGTATGCAGTTTAATAGGACATCTCAGGGGACAAATGTGATTACAAAACAAAGCAGTGTTGATATGTCGAACTGTACGCCCGGTAGTTTGTGGCTTTATATTGGTCAAGTTGCAGAAGTAGGGACTTTAGCACTTACTAACGATTGCATCTATGTTGATTTTTCAGCCAATGGTGGGACAAGCTGGAGTAATAAAACCACCATATTCTGTGATGATAGCCCCGCAGCAACAAAAAATATAAGTATCTGGAATTCTTCTTATTATGTTTCAACATTTAGATATAGATTCAATGGCACTGGTTTTAATGTTTCAACAAGGGCAGCATCATTAGATAATATATCTGTTAATTGTACACCAAAGAAATGTAATAATCGAAATGGTGCTACTTGTGGACAGTGTGGTTCTACAAACTGCTCAAATTGTACATCAGGAAATTGTACTTTTAATACTTATAATGAATTTGGTCTAAATACTTCAAATTCAGTCTGGCAATTAAATGTAACTGTAAATCTTTCAGCCTCAAATCTAACAGGATTGCAGGATACAACCGTTTGTGTAAATTATAGCAATGTGGTTTTTTGTGACACAGAACCAGATAATCTGGATTTTGGTGGTGATGAAGCACCGCAATATTCAACTAATTCAACCAACACAACAGGAACAGCAGGAGAAGCAGTTCAACATAGATTATATTGGACAGATGAAACAGGATTAAGCGGTTATATTTTTAGTATTAGGAATGGAACTTCTACTTGGGTTAATGATTCTTGGGTTTCTATGATAGGAACAACTAATTGGTCAAATGTAACTAAAATCATAAATTCTTCGACAAGCACGATTTACTGGCAAATCTTCACTAATGATACAAGTGACAATTGGAATGCTTCAGGGCAATATTATTATAGTGTTACTGCTGGAGCACCACCTTCGGTATGTTGGTCTTATTCAAATAAACTACTTTCAGTTCCAATAGGATGTTTATATAATGTAAGTATAGGTAATCAAGAAATTATCTAAATTATATAATTTAATGGTAAAAATTTATAAATGATAGAAAACATTTAATAAGGAGGTAAATAAAATGGGTAACGAAATTACTGGGGCATTAACCCAAAGTGTTGTAACTGTTTCTACATCTGCAACAGCTATTCCAACTACAAATGCAGAAGGTAGGAGAACCTTGTTATTATATAATAATGGTTCAACTGTTGTTTATTTAGGTAATAGTTCTGTTACAACTGCAGATGGATTTCCATTAAAAGCAGGGGAAGCACAAGGATTTGATGTTGGTGTTGTTCCTATTTATGGTATTGTTGCAGAAGGTACAGCAGAAGTACGAGTTTTGGAGGGTGCTTAAAATGTCAATGTTTGGTGGAGGCAAATTCACAGCAGGAACTTCAAAACAAGTAACTCTTAATGATGCTTCGGGCAGTGATACTTTTCAAGTCAAAGATTCAGATGGATTTACAATTTTCAAAGTTGATTCTTTGGGTAATGTCTATACCAGAAGGGCGGTACAGAGAATATGAACAATAAACTTATACTTTATCCTTTTATCTTGATATTATTTTTTTGTTCTGTATTTGCAACAATAATTGTTTTACCATCAGTGGTTAAAGATTATAATAGAACATTGGCTACTAATTGGACTGCTATTTATTCTGTTAATCCAGAAAATTTATTAGATGGTAATATGAGCACATATTCTCGGGCATGGAATTTATCTGTATTTTTAATTAACTATACGAAATATAATGATACAGATGATACAAGTACGATACAAATAAAATATAATTCTTCTGGAACTAGTGTTACTTCCAATCTTTCTTTAGCATCATGCTACTATAAATATAATGATAGAGAAGTAATAAAGTTAGAGCAGAACTTCACACAAAACTATACTTCATTTGTTGAAAATGAAACTATAAGATGGATTAATGGAACAGCTGTTTCATTATCTCATACAAGGGTTCCAAATTCTACTGTAATTGTTTTTAATCAATCATTTAAAACAACCACAAATAATGAAACCTTTATTTGGTTAGTTGGAACAAATGCAACACTTGCTTATACACAATCTGTTAGTGTTTTTAGTTTGTTTAACTGTTCATCTAAGGCAGTTATTAAAAGTGGAAACTATACATTATTTGAGAGTCTTGGTATAGTGCAATTTAATTATAATAACAGCCTTATTCCTATTAATGGCTCTACTTATTGCATAAATTATTCTCATTTTAAAAATACAACAGAGAATCCTATTGAAATTACTGCAGGGAATTACTCAGTTAATTATGCTACAGGTGCAATAACTTTATTCACTAATTATATGAATAATTCTAATGTTGGTGTCAACTATTCATATTATTATGATGGTACACAAACAATTAAAGCATATTGTTATAATTCATCTGCATGGGTAAATATATTATCTGTATCAGGTTCAGATGAAGTTTATGACTTACGACTATATTATCATGTTGTAAGTAGAAGTCTAAATTTTAGTTACTCATATAGAACTCCAGACCAATATAGCATACAAACCACATCTTCTGTTAGTGTATCTTATACTGTCCTTGATACTTATGCAGATTCTAATCATACTAAATTTAATTGTTCATTGATTACTAAGAATACTGCATTAGGAAATTATGGGTTTAATATTTCAGATAGAATAGTTTCAAATGGTACATTACGAAATGAAACATTGACAGCACAGGATGGTGAAAGGATTTGGTGGTATATGTATTGTGAAGATGATTATGACAGAGAGATATTAAATAGTACTGTTAGGGTTTTAGATGTTGATATAGGATACAATATACTATATTTGGGTGCATTGGAATATATATATTTTGTACTTGATACTGGATTAGCATCATTTAAACAATTAATGATAGCACCAAATATAACCATTCCAACTTGCGATTATGATAATTGTGGATTAGTTTACTTCGATAATACATCAACCTTTAAGCATTATGGTTGTAATTGTAGTCATTGGGTGGGGTTTTATTAAAATGACACCATCACCAGAACAGATTAAAAAGTATGTAATGATAGTATTGCCGGTGGCATTATTAGTTTCATTGGGGTTTAATATCGCACCCGAACCCAATTATTATTGTGAGGTAAAACAATTAACTGCACATTGCTTTAGTTTATCTTCTACGTCTAAAACCTGTTATACAATTCCTAATAAATTAGGTGGTAAAATTTGTGATAGTTTATGGTTAGAGATTCCTAAAGTTGAAGAACTTGTTAAGATTGATTTATCACAATGTCCACAAGTTTTGGTTATTGCTTATACAAATGAAGGTAAGTTCTTTTGTAATAAGATAGGGAAAGATGCTAAATGTATTGAAGATGGCACATTAGAAATGCCATGGGGAGGTTAAAGTATGCCATTACCAAATCCTAAAGCAGGAGAGAAAGAAAATGATTTTATGGGTCGTTGTATGGGAAGTGATACAATGAAGAAAGAGTTTCCAGACCAGAAACAACGATTAGCTGTTTGTTATAGTCAGTTCAGGAAGAAGAAAGAAGATGTTGAACCTGAAAATAAGTTGGATGGTGAAGGTAATATAATAATGGCAGAAAATGTTCCTTTGATATTAAGTGCCACATTAGAGGTAGGTCAAAATGGAAAGTGAACCATTTCCAGTTCAGGGAGTTGCAATAAGACCAGGGATTAGTAAGAATGGTATTCTTTATACTATTAATGAATTAGAAGAGTTTACACCAACATTAAAAGGGAAGCCAATATTAAAAGACCATTCAGGAAAAACAGATGATACAATAGGATTAGTTACTAAATCAGAATCTAAAGGTAATGGTATTCCTAATTATTATGGATGGATTAAGGATGAGAAAACCATCGAAAAAATAAACGATGGCAGGATTAAGGAGGTTAGTATTGGTGCATTTGCAAAGAGATTAGTTAAGCCTAAAGATGATGAGAGTGGTGAGATGTTTCCTTCAATGGAACATCCATGGAAGGCTGTTGGAATAGAAGCTATGGAATTATCAACAACACCAATACCAGCAGTTAAAGGAACATCCATTCAAAAAGCAATAGAGAGTTTTAAATTGACAGGAAAGTATTTGCCAATCGTAGAGGATTTTAATCAGGTATCAAATATGGAGGTGGAATTACCTAAAGATATATTAGAAAAATATTTGTATTTGTTAAAAGAAGATATTAGTCAAAAGACGGAGGAAACCAAAATGGTTGAAGATGCAAGTAAGCCAGTGGAAACTCCCGCTGTTCAAGAGGCTGTTAAACCAGCATCAGTTCAGACAGAGAAATCTACTGTGCAAGAAGCAAAAGTTAAGATTGAAATTGACTCGTCTCAGATTGATGAGTTAATTAAGAAGCAAGAAAAAGCTTTAGAGATGAAAGCTAAGTTGAATGAACCTATTAAGCAGGTAGCAGAAACCAAAAAAGTAGATAACAGTAAAGGCAAGATAATAAGAGAAGATACTGCTATTCAGAATGAGAAGTCGGGTCAGTATGTTGTTGAAGGTAGTGAATTTGGTCATGGGTTTTCACTATGGAAACAACCAAAAGCAGACGGAAAATTAATTTAGAGGTGAATGAAAAATGGCATTTGGAGGAAACCCTTTAGGGTATGTTTGCCCATTAGATATGGGAAATCCTTGTATTATTTCTGTTAAAGCAGCGGCAACAATTAGTGGTGGAGAGACTGTTTATGTTTCGGGTGCGGCAGATGCTGTGTCAAGTGGCTTAAAATCATTGGCGTCAGATGATGTGTTTTTAGTTACTGGAGCAAGTGGTTTGTTGTTTAATGGTGTAGCTATTGATAATGTATCAAGCGGTACTTATGTTGGTGTTGCCACAAGAGGATTTGTTATAATGAAAGCAGCAGGTACAATTACAGCTGGTAAAACACTTGATTTAGTTAATGCTGATAAAGTGGTTACTGCAGCAACTGCTGGATGTACTATTGGAAGGGCTTGGAGTGAAGCTACATCTGGTGGATATGTACTTGTGGAGTTAAAGTGAGGTGAAGAAGATGGAACAAGAACTAACCGAATCTTATGTTAAAGAGTTATTGACAACTGGTGACAGTACAGAAGGACAATTATTAGTACCACGAAAAATCTATGATATATTAATAGATGAAGTTGATAAGGCATTAATACCAAGGACTGAAGCGGCATTCTATATTGGACCTGCTGGGATACCTGGTTCATCTGTTGATATTGATTTAGTAACACCTAATAAAATGAGTGTTAGGATTGTTGCTGAAGGTTCAGAGATTTATCTTGACCAAGAAGAATATTCTACAACCAATGTTAAACCAGTCAAGTATGGTGTTGCAATAAAGATAACTAAAGAACTCATGGAAGACAGTAAGTGGGATATGTTGGCTCATAATGTAAAAAGAGCAGGAAAGCTTTTTGCAGAGAATGAGACAAATTTAATCCTGACAGCTTTAGATGGTGCAGCAAATACAGTTAGTGGTGGAACAGCAGTAACGATTGCTAATATAACAAGGGCAACACAGTATTTGGATGATGCTGATTACAATGCAACAACATTATTAGTAGGAAATGAAGTTATTAATGACTGTAGAAACATTGATACATTTGTAGAGGCTCAGAAATTTGGAAGTAATGAAATGCTAAGGAATGGTATGGTTGGAACCCTTTATGGTTTGAATGTCATTAAGTTTTCAACTAATGCAGCACCAAGCACAACCTACGCTAAGTATGCTTATGTCTATGATAAGATGGAAGCATTTTGCATAGCTGAGAAGAGACCAATTACAGTAGAGAACTTTACGATACCATTAATGGACATGCAAGGAGCAGCAATAACACAAAGAATTAAAGTGACATTATTAAGGTCAAGTGCAGTGGCGAAGATAACTTCTTCGTAAATATTTTTTTTATTTTTTTTTAGTTAGATACCGAATAGCAGGTCTTTGTGCCTGTATCTTAATAAAAGATGAGTAGGTGAGAAAATGAAAGCAGGATTAAGACGAAGAGATTTTAAAGTAAAAGACCTTGATGTTTCTGGTAGGTTTACTGGAGGTATTATTACACCATCTAATACATGGTATGTTGATGCTGATTCTGTCACTGGAAGTTCTGGAGATGGAAGTTCTTGGGATGAAGCATTTATTACAATTCAAGAAGCCATAGATGCTGCCAGTGCAAGAGATACTATTTTAATTGCACCCAGGAGTGTATCTGCAGGTGCAACTGACCCAGCAAATTATGTTGAAACACTTATAATTCCAGCAGATAAATGTGGTCTGTCGTTAATAGGTGTAGATACTGGAAGGACACAAGGTGGATTACCACAAATAAGAATAGGGGATGGAGGAACTGCATTGCTTACAATACGAGCACCAAATTGTGTAATATCTAATTTGGGATTTAATGGTATTGATTCAACTGGTGGTGGAATATTACTTGATGATGATGCGTTAACTAAAACAGCATTTGGAACTACAATTATGAATTGTCATTTTAAAAATTGTGTTGGTGCTACAGCAACAGATGCCTCAACTGGTGGTGCTATTATGTGGGCAACTACAGCAGAAGGAGCAGCATGGCAAGTTCTGATTAAAGGTAATAGATTCTATAAAAATGTTGGGGATATTGTTTCAATGGCTACACTTGCTATTATTCCACAAGATGTTATTATTGAAGATAATATTTTTTCAGGACCTGCTGCAAATGTTGATTGTAACCTCTACCTAATTGGAGGAGGAAGTGGAATGAATGGTGTAATCATTAGAAATAATGAATTTACTTGTTTCCCTAATTTGACTTCTGGTGAAAATAAAAATAATGTGGACTTAACTGGATGTGTCGGATTATTATCTGGAAATAGATTTGCTTGTAGTGGAAAAACGTTTGGTGCAGCAGGAAATAATCTTGTTCCAACAACAGTATTAATGGCAGACAATTACCAAGAGGATGGTGACACTCAAATAAAGAGGACTGCTGCTTAGAGGTGATTATTATGCCTAAAAAACTAGTTAAAAAAATGGAGAGTGGTGAAAGTGTCATCAAAAAAGAAATCAAAAAAGAAGAAGTAAGTATATTGTGTCCATGGTGTAGTTCACCAATGCAAATTACTGGTGGCGGACCATCGGGCACTGATTACAAATGTCCCAAATGTTTTAAGGGATTAACAAGGAGGTAATTATTATGGGAAGTGATACTACAGGAAGTAGAGTTTATGGATTAGTTCCAGGATTGCAGAAACATTTGGGTGGTGGAACCAGTATGATGTTTGTACTTGGAGACCCAAATGGGGTTGTGACACCGGCAGCAACAGGAGGAGCACCAAGTGGTTGTACTATTGCTTATGATAGTGCTAACAATCAATTTTATCAAAATACAGTAGGAAGTACTTGGCAAAAATTAGGAAGTGTAGCATAGAGGTAGTCAATTATGGCAACTTGGAATTTAGGCAGTGTAACAGATAGAATACATGCTATGGTAGATGATATTCCAACCGCCATAAGTGGTACTGTTTTATTGGATATTGTTGATAAACGACTTAGATTTATTAATACTTTTTTAGATGTTTCAATAGGGAGTAGTGCAATAACAGAAGATTATCAAGAACCATTAGTGAGTTTATCTATTGCTAAGGTGTTGAGAGTAATTGAAACACAAGGAACTGACGCATCTAATATCAGACTTGGTGATTTTTCAATAAGTAAAGGTCAGGGGTCATCAGCAAGTTTGTCAGCAGATAAATATGAAGAGGAAGCCATGAATGTATTATCTGAACTGAAAGGTTCTTATAATTATTTCAAAGCATTAGGTTAATATGACAGATATATTTGATAGTTTGCAAACTGATGTTCAGAAAATATTGTATCATAGGGTAAGAGTAAAATATTTTGAAAGGTCTTCATATAATCAGGTTGCAGATGGAAATTATGATGATGATGTTATATTAGCACAAAGTGGAACTTCACTTTGGATGTCAGGATTAGTAATGCCAATCAAAGGAAAGTGGGGAAGTTCAGAAGCTTTGTTATTAGAGCAAGGAAAAATAAAAACATCAGATAAGGTTTTATATATTGCTGGAACACAATTAACTGATGGAATATTAAAGGTTGGAATAGGGTCTCCAACAATAGTAGAACATTTCATTGTTCCTGATGGTGTGGAAATTGTTCCTCCAACAGGAAGTTCAGTTTATAAAAAATTATATTGCAGGGTTTTACCAACAGGAAGTTTAGCAGGTGAAATGTAATGGCTAAGATGAAAGTTTATAGTATTAATTTACATCAACCAATAGGTGAACGAGAGATAGATGAAGAGATTGCTAAACAAGCTTTAGCACGTGGTGATTGTATAAAAATGGAAGATGTTCCTAATGCAACCAACAATAATAATAGAAGGATTAGAGAAAGTATCGGATTATCTGACAAGAGAGAAGGAAAGAAGACTTAGTCAGATTAACAATGCAATACATAAACAAGGTTTTAATGTTGAAGCTGAAGTTAAGGAAAGTATTGCAGGGCATAGAGCAGAACCACGAAGTGTTGATACAGGAAGATTTTTAAATTCAGTTAATACTAATAATTCGGAAGATATGGTGTCGGTTGTTTCAACACCATTAGATTATCCAAAGTTTTTGGAGCATGGGACAGTACGTATTGAAGCAAGACATCATTTTGATAATTCATTAAGTCGTAAAAGATTAGAAATTCAAGAAGCAGTACGACAAGCGGCAAAGTGATGTAAAACGATACATCATTATACCAAACGAGGTAATATGAATGGCTATAACAAGTGCAAATTTATTAAGTGATGTAGTTCTATTTATTAGGGACAGATTGCGGGAAGGTATCAAAGACCCTTTATCAGAAAAAAGACCTTCTGACGAAGAGTTTGTCATGACATCTTATCCAAGAAGAGCTGTCACCTATCCTATTATAACAGTTAAAGGTAAAATTGTTGGAGATACTAAATTGGGGCAAATGAGTACACAAGCTTTAGTTAAGTTAATTGTTGAGGTTAGGATTTGGTCAAGGAATGAAAAAGAAAAAAATGATTTGACTGGCGAAGTTTATAATCATTTAAGGACACAGCAATTACCAACAACAACTGAAAATACTTCAACCAATGTAACACTTTATGATTTTGGGATAAATTTTGCTAATGATTTGGACGACCCCGGTGAAGAGGGGGTTAAGAGCAAGATTTGTGAATATAGATATATTTTTATAACAAGTTAGTGGAGGAAAAATAAAATGGGAAGATATGCAGGAAATCAAAACGTAACATCGTTTAAGTATGAAAGTGGAACATATGCGAATGTAAGTGGAAGTGTTCAATGGATTGGTTTAGTTCAGAATTTTACATCAGACGATACTGAGAATGTTCAGGAAATAAGGTATCATGGAACCAATTCAAGAAGTGTAGCTAAGAGTTTACCTGGTGCAGAAAACTTTGGTGGAACTATTGATTTTTATCCACAAGACATGAGATTCTTATTTTTTGGATTAGGTAATGGTAGTGATAGTGGAACAGGAAGTCCAGCATATTATAGTCATGTGGTAACAGAACTAAATAGTGCAACACAAAGTCCAGTGGTATCAGGAACAAGAAATCCTTTTACTTCATTTAGCATAGAATCAATACAGCAATTTAATCCAACAGGTCTTAATTTTATAAGAACCTATATTGGATGTAATGTAGAAAAGTTTTCATTAAGTAAAAGGGATAACTCATTGCCATTGATGTGTTCATTTACATTTATAGCACAAACAAGAACATTTAATTCTGGGGCAGGTTATGCAGCACCTACAGAAAATACTGATATGCCTTATTTACCTTATATGGCATTGGTGCATGTACCATCAGGAACTATGTTAGATTATAAGACATTTGATTTTTCATTTACCAATAAAATGGATAGAGATAATGCTCATGTTGGGAATGGAAGTAGGGTAATAGTTCCTCCAGTTGCTACAGAAAGAGATTACACATTTACATTTACAGTGGATGGTGATAGTTCGCAAGCGGCACGACTATATGGATTATATGTTAGTGGTGGATTAACTTCAGTTAATGCGGCAATACAGTTAAATAAATTTGGTAATACAGCAAGTGGAGTATCATTCATTACTATGAGTGGTTGTGATATTGTTGGATTTGATGCCCCAAACCCAATAGAAGGTGTAAATGAATGGTCATTAACCTTAACACCACATGTGGTAGATGGATTAATGCAAGATGATGTTGTAAAATATTTACCATGGTAAATAGAGGAGGTGGGATTAGTGTTAGATAAAAAAAATACTATGTGGGATAGGGACAAAGATAATAAACTTATCCCTCAGGAATTTGAATTTGAGTATGAAAGAAATGGGCAGATTGCAAAGGAAAGTTTCTTGTCCATAATTCTTACTCGGGTTGAGTTAGCTAATGTATTGACAGGAAAGGCACCTGACGGAAGTGAGACAAAAGATGCAGATGGTTCAGTTATATTGCATTGTGTTAAGAATCCCGCATATGCAACAGAAGAAGTAGGTTTCCTAAAAAAGGAGTTTTGTATTCCAATGGTGACCAAAATACTTAAAGAGAGTGGTGCTAAGTTTTCAACTGATGAAGATTTAAAAAAAAAAGTGAATACATTGATGAATACAGAGACGAAATAAACCTAAGATGGTTTTTAGTTAATAAGGCTAATATGCCTTATTTTAATATTTTCAAATTAACAATACCGGAAATTAATTTGTTAATTGAAGGAAATAATAATGAGCAATCAGCTAAAGAATATCAATACAAAAAACTTGAAGCAAAGTACTCAGGCAAACGCAGAATATAAGACTAATATTATAGATAGAGTAGTTAATAAAGTAATTACGGTAGTTGGATATGGTCTTATGTTTTGTGCTTTAATTTTTTTGGGTTTTATGATTTGGTTTATTGCAATGGCATTTGCTAAGTGATAAAATGGGAATTGGAGATAGTTTGATGGGAGGGATGGTAGGAGGGGCAACAGTTAGTATTATTATTAGGGCTGTTGACCAGTTCTCGAGTGAATTTACAAAAGCACAAACAAGTTTAGGATTATTAAAGAAAGGGTTTCAAGTTTCGGCTGTTGGCATTACTGGTTCATTTGCATTGATGGGTAAGGAGGCGGCATCATTTGAACGAACCAAGATTTCTTTTGAAGTTATGTTAGGAAGTGCTGTTAAAGCACAAAAAATGTTAAATGATTTGGCTGTCTTTTCAAGAGTAACACCATTTACTTTAAAGGATTTAGAAGAGAATTCTCGTTTGTTATTAGGTATGGGTATTGAAGCAGAGAATATCCTTCCTACTATTAAAGCATTGGGAGATGTTAGTGCGGGGTTAAATGTTCCTTTTGAAAGATTAGCTTTGAATTTTGGGCAAGTCAAAGCACAAGGTAGATTATTAGGAACCGAACTTAGGGATTTTGCAAGAGCAGGTGTTCCTATTATATCTGAATTGGCTAAGAATTTAAATGTTAGTGAAGCATCAATAAAAGAGTTAGGTACAGCAGGAAAGATAAGTTTTGAAGATGTTGCAGAAGCATTTAGAACAATGACATCTGAGGGTGGTACATTTGCAGATTTAATGAGTCGTAGTATGGATACTACAACAGGAAAAATAAGTAACTTACAAGATAGTATAGAAAAAATGTCAAGGAGTTTGGGTGCAGTTTTACTTCCTGCTGTTAATAGTGTAGTAGATGTTTTTGGTGGATTAATTGAACGATTTAATAGTTTAGATGAAGCAAAGAAAAAACTAATTTCAACTGGTGTAGTCACTGCTGGTGCTGGTATTGCTGCTACAGGAATAGGATTGACTGTTTATGATTTATTAAAGGGAAGTCAATTATTTCCCATGCGGACATTTGAAACTAATCCAGCAGCAATGGGTGGTGGTATTAGTGGAGTCGCTGCAAAAGGTGCTGGTGTAGCTGGAACTGCATTGGCAGTAACAGCATCTCTTGGACCTCTTTTGCCTACTATTGCAGTCCCTCTTGTGGCTCAATTATTAGCGAAAAAATTAGAAGAATTAACAACAAAACCCTTAGAAGGATTTGATTTAAAAACACAAAAAGGAATAAGTGAATTTATTGAATCAAAAGGAGGAGCGATAGGAACAGCAAAAGTTTTGGAATTGATAGACCTTACTGGTGGTGCAATAGATAGTTTAACTGATACAACACTTAGTTATAATGAAAACGTTAATCAAATTAGTGAAAGTGAAATAAGTTTGCAATCAATAAGGAATGAAGCTATTAATGTTGCAGATGGTTTAAATGCTATTGAGGTTGAAAGAATTAGTAAATTAGTTGATGAGGGAATATTAACCAATGAACAGATATCCGCAACCACAGAACTTATAGAAAATAATAAAAAATTAAGTGAAGCAAGAGTATCATTATCATTAGAAGATAATAAGAATTCTGAATCTGCACTTTTATTGAAATTACAAATTAAAGAATTATCTAATAATATGATTGTTGGGTATCAAACAATAAGTCAAAGCATAGAAGGGGAAGTATCATTAAATGAAGCAAGAAAAGCTACTATTGATATTACAGATGGTTTAAGTGCGGTTGAAATAGCTAAGTTAGGGTTAATGCAAGAAGAAGGAGATATGTCGATTCGTGAGTTAGGGATAGCATCAAGATTAATTGATACCAATTCACAACTTCAACAAGCACAGTTAGCATTAAGTCTTGAACAGAATAAGACATCCGCCTCTGCAGTCTTATTAAAATTCCAAATAGCACAATTAACACAGCAAATGATAAGTGATTATAATGACCTTCAAACTAAAAAAAGTACTGTATATAGGTCTTCAGCAACTGGAGGAATAAAGCTTGAGTCTGAATTAATGAAATCAAATACTGTTAGGCTTGCAAATGGTAAATGGGTGGTAGAGGGTAGTAGTGACGACAATGGTACAAGGTGGAGTAGTAAAGCTATGGCTTCGGGTGGTATTGTAACAAAACCTACAAGAGCATTGATAGGTGAAGAAGGTCCTGAAGCTGTTATCCCTTTAAACTCGCAAAATTTTAGTAGTATTGCTACCAGTAAATTTTTTAGACCTGAAAATCAGACGGAAGTTAAAAATGAACAGGTCTTCAAAAATTTTATTACTAATGAATTAAAACCAACTTATGATTTTACTATAAAAGACACATTACAAAATTTAAAATTTCCAGATGGAAGAGAATCTAAAAAAGTTTATGAAATAAATATCTATGGTAATAATATTTATGGGACAGACCCAGATGATATTGCAGAGGCGTTGCAAATGAGATTAACTCAAATGGTGGCTCAATAATGACTACTTATACAGTTGTTAAGGTTGATGGTACAGCATATCCTGAATATGTTACAGGAAAAGTAGTGAGCAGTATTGGTGAAAATAATACAGCTACTAATTTTAGCTTTACTTATATGAATTACACAGGGTATTATACTGCATTATTTAATGTTGGTGATGTTGTAGACGTTTGGATAGATGATGCTGTTATAACTGATACAAATAACGCAACTAAGATAATAACTGGTATTGTTGAAGATATTGATATGTCAGGAACACAAGTTAAAAATAGTATTGTAATTTCAGGAAGAGATTATACAGCACGAATGCAAGACATTACCATCCCCCCAGAAGTCTATACTAATCAAGAAGTTAGTAATATTATAGATGATTTTATTGCTAAGTATGCTGAAGATATCACTTATAATAAAGTGGTTATAGGAACAATGATAGATAGGATTTCATTTAATCATACCTCTATTTTTGATGCTGTTAAACGATTAGCAGACTTATGTAATTGTTATTTTTATATAGATACAGATAAGGTATTACACTTCAAGATAAAAGGAACTGTTATTAGTGGTAAAACATTTGATAATACTAATACTACAAAAGCAAAGTGGAAAATAACAAGAAGGGAAATGGTTAACCAGACTTGGGTTTATGGAGATAGTATCATGATGGGGAAAACTGATGTTTTTACTGCAAATGGTGGAAGTGTCTATACTTTAACTTATGAACCCCATAATATTACTGTTACAGTTAATGGTGTGGTTAAGAGGGGTGATGTTTTTGAAATGGTTTCTCAACCTGAATCTGGAACACATTATTTAGTCAATTATCATGATAAACAAATTATATTTATTTCTGGTACTAATACTGGAAATAATATTCCAACATCAGGTACTGGTGCAATTTCTGGAGTTTATGACAGAGCTATGCCTATCGTTAAGTTTGGTAGGGATAGAGTAAGCGTCTCAGCGTATGGTATTAAAGAAAAAGTTATTAGTGATAAAAATATAAAAGACCCACAGGAAGCTGTAGATAGAATTAAAAAAGAATTGGAGTTATATGCAAACCCAAAACGGCAAGGGACTTTAGATGTTGAAGATGTAGTATATCTTGTGGCTGGACAAACTTGTATAGTTAATCTTCCTAATGATGGGGTTACAAACCAAACTTATACTATGATAGAGATATATTATGATTTGAATAAAAATAATTTACTTACTGACCAGGTTATTTCTATTAAAGTTAATAAAAGGGTTGGTGATGTTACGGATACTTTAAAACAACTAATTGAAGATGTTAAACTTTTGCAAGGGGATAATATTTTAGAACCAGATATACTAACAAGGGTTGAATTTGCTATTGGGAGTGTAGGTACAAAAACAAATTATACTGTTTCCACAAGAAATATTGGGAGTGCTTTTTATTTAGACCATGCAACAAATTCTATTTTAAATGTTTCAGGATTAAAATTAGATGGTTTATCTGGTGCGTCAGGAACTTGGGTTGCTAATCAAAGTGGAGGAACATGGTAAAATGGTTTCAACAGATGCTGGAAAAGGGTTTGTAACATTATTATTAGGTGGTAGTTCGACAAATAAACCTGCATATATGGCTATTGGAAGTGGTAGTGGTATTTCTGATACAAGTAAAACAGGTCTTTATAATCCTATTGATATTAAACCTTTTTTGCAAACTGATTGTGGAACAGCAAAAACAGTTACATGGACTACAGATTTTGATGCTGTTGCCATGAGTGGAGATAAATTTTGTGAGTTTGCACCATGTACAGGTAGTCCACCTTCAAACAATTTATGGGGTTATGAAAATATTGGGATTGCATTGACATTTGATGGTACAAAAGAACTTAGGATTGAATATAATTATGAGGTGTTTTAAATGACAGTTAGAACTACATATTTAGGTGGAACAGATTGGGGTGCGGAAAGCTTAACTTCTGCAGATTTAAATGATACTATTGAAAATCCAAAAATAAAACTTATGCACACGAGTGTTGGAACTACTACCTCAACTTTAGATACTGAATTAGATACACATACATTCTCTGCTAATAATTTTGCGAATGGAGATATAATTTATGTTGAATTTGCTGTTCTTAATGCGAACGAATCAACTGCAACGCATGAGATGATAGTGAGAGTTTATGATGGGACAAATACCGCAGACCTTACCTGTACACAATCAGGTCAAGGACATCATTCTTATTATACAGTACGAATTTATAATATCAGTACAAACACAAAATTGCTGGCACAGGGATGCAATTTAGAACAAGGTACTGCGGTATCAATTAATGCAACAACGATGATAGCAAGTTGGATACAAAGTGCATTTACTATTTCATTTCGTGGAAAAACATCTACAGGAACTTTAACTTATAATTGGTCTGTTTGGAAAATGGACTTAACTTAAACGAGGAAATAAAATGATAGTAAACAACTATTTTGTATTAGATGCTATGTGGAATTTAGTTAAAAAAAATTCAAAGTGGGAATACATCTTAGCAACATTGTGGAATGATAAATGGAAAAAAATTATGCAAACTTACCAAGCACAAGAAGGATACCAGATGGATGTTAGAAATTTAATTCTTACTAAATCATATATACTCGAACCCATTGCAAAATTATATAAAGGAAGTAATGATGAGAAAGCATTAAAGATTTTTAGAGGTGTTAGAGGTGTTTTAACTTATAAGGGTGATTTTGAAACAAGAAAGACTTCTGAGTATTGGGAAAATCCAGAAATAACTTATCAACGAAGAACAGGTGATTGTGAAGATGGTGCCTTATTAATTACAACATTAATGAGGTTGGCAGGGATACCATCATTTAGAGTTAAATGTATTACTCAATGGGTTCAAAATCCTAAAGGTGGTAGTGATGTTGGTCATTGTTTAGTGCATTATTTATCAGAACAAACCAACAGATGGTATATATTGGATTGGTGTTATTATTCTAATGAATCTGAACTTTCATTTTTAAACACAGAAGCTAAAGATATGTTAAAGTATCATGCTATTTGGTGGACGTTTAATGATGAGTTTGTGTGGGCACAGAAAAAGGCAGATATAGAATAATGGAGGGTATTATGATAAGTAATAATAATTGTGATGGTCTTGAAATTGGTGAAGCACAATTTAAGCGATTAAATCTTAAAGAACAAAATCTTTTACTTTTTAAAAATTCATTAGCAGCAATAAAACTTATTAAGTCTTATAAGTTACACCAAAAAATTCAATATGTTATTTTATCTGGGTTTGGGGTTGTATTAGGTATGTTAATAAATATGCACATAAGGTAAGGAGGGAGTAAAAATGATAGAAATAGTAACTATAATTAAGGAGTTAGGTGTTGTTGTTGGAATTCCTTTAGCACGAGGTGCGATTGGATGGTTTATTAATTCAATGAAAGATAATGTCATTGATGAGATAGAATGGCACAGACTTGGAGTAACTGTTGTTCAGATTGCTGCAATATCTTTAAGTGCTTATTTTGGATTGAATGGAATACTAAATGGTCTTGGTGTTTCAATCGATTTAGATTTACTTTCAACCACAGTTGGTGTAACTTTAATTGATTTAATTAGAAGTTGGTTCAAAAAGAAAGAATAAGATTACATTGGTAGGGAACTTGGTTCTGGTTCTTGATACCACCCCCTCATACAACACCAAGTTCCTTAACCAATTTTTTAGTGGTATTTGCCCATGTCCATTCTTTGCAATCTGTTAATGCCCTTTCAGCTTTCTTTTTTATGATATCTTGATGGTTATATATATAGCGTAGAACCCTTTTAATTTCGATTATAGAGGGTTTAAACCATTTAATATCATTATATATTACCTCTTTGCTAAACACTCCA